CGCCATTAAAATATAAGTAGGATACCTCGGGTTTTCTCACCCTATGGTTTATTTATCCTCGCTTTTATTTTGCTTTAAAAGTTTGGCGAGATCTGCTGTAGAACCGACAAAAAGTGCGTTTGTGACATTTGTAGGGCCTTTAGATTGTGACTCCTCTTCAACATCTTTTAGTTTCTTTTGTAAGTCAAGAAGTTTGTCAGTCGCATCAGCAACGCTCTTGATTAACTGTCCTGCAACTTCGTATGCTCTTGCTTGCTCTGTTTCTTGTGCAAGTTCAAGTATACCGTTGACTGCTTCTTGTCCTTTTTCAATCAAAGAATAAAGATTGCCTCTTGTATATTCGTAATCTTTTCTGGTATCAGTTTTAATTGCATCAACCTCTTTCTGAACAGGTTTTACCTGCTCAGGTTCACTAGAGACAATCTCACTCGACACGTCAAACGCCTCGTTCAGACTATCAAAACTCATGAGACAGTACCGTCAAATCCAAAGTCGTCGCCAAGTTCAATGAGTGCATCATCAGCAGCGGTGATAAGATTGACTGCTGTACCACGAACGTAAGATCCTGGGATACTATTGTCTTGTCCTCTTTTCGTAAACAATGTATTGCCCTCTTTTCTATCAACGTAGATAGATTCATTGTTGATAGCGATGTAAGTATTTTCGTCGA